GGCATTGTCAACCAGTACAAGAAACTTAACTGGTTTTGATACAGATGATTTATCAGAAGGTTCTAGTAATCTTTATCATACAACTGCAAGAGTAAACTCTGCAATTGATAGTAGAGTTACAAATACCTTTATAAACAATTTAAGTGGAGTTGTTGCAGATACAACGACTGCACTCGCAAGTGCAAGAAACATTGGTGGGGTATCATTTGATGGTACTGCTGATATAAACTTGCCTGGGGTTAATGCATCTGGTAACCAAGATACTTCTGGTAATGCTGCTACTGCTACTGCACTAGAAAATGCAAGAACAATTCATGGTGTTAGTTTTGATGGTACTGCAAACATTGACTTATCTGAAGTAATTCAAGATACAGTCGGTGCAATGTTCTCTAGTAATACTGAAACAAATATAACTGCAACATATCAAGATAGTGATGGAACAATAGACCTTGTTGTTTCTGCATCTGGTATTGCAAGTGTAGCCGCAGACTCAACTCCCCAACTTGGAGGAAACTTGGATGTTAACGGCAACTCAATAGTATCTGCATCAAATGGTAATATATCAATTACACCAAATGGTTCTGGTTCTGTTATTATTGATGGTCTTTCTCACCCACAAGCAGATGGTAATGCTGGACAAGTTTTAAAAACAGATGGTAGTGGTCAACTTGCATTTGCATCTGTTAGTTCACTTGCTGGTGCTGGTATACAAAATATATCAGATGATAGCTCTCCTCAACTTGGAGCTAACCTAGATGTAGTTACTCATAGTATTGTATCTACTTCTAATAGGGATATTAATATAACACCCAATGGTTCTGGTAAGGTTGTTGTGGGAACAAATGGTATTCAGTTTGGAGATGGAAGTATTCAAACTGCTGCTGGTGCAACTACTGGTTTTTCAATTGCGATGGCGACGGCATTAGGATAATAAATAGATAAGAGGAAAAAATTATGGCAACACCAAATACAAAAGCAGCTTTAAAAGAACATTGTCTTCGCAGCCTGGGTAAGCCTGTTATCGAAATAAATGTTGATGATGACCAAATAGATGATAGAATAGATGACGCACTACAATACTTTGCACAATATCATTATGATGGTATTGAGAGAATGTATCTTAAACATGAGATTACACAAGCAGAAATAGACAGAGCAAAAACTAATGCATCTGCAACTGCAACTGATACAGTAGATAATAGTATCACTGCAACTTGGAAAGAAGGAAATAACTTTATACCAGTTCCAGAAAGTGTATTATCTGTAGTAAAAGTTTTTGATTTTACTGATAAGAATACTGTAAATATGTTTGATGTTCGTTATCAGTTACGACTAAATGACTTATATGATTTTAGTAGTGAATCAGTTATTCACTATGAAATGACTATGAGACATTTAGATTTTCTAGACCATATACTTGTTGGAGAAAAACCAATAAGATTTAATCAACATCAAAATAGATTGTATATAGATATGGATTGGGGTCATGATATTGTTGCTGGTGATTTTATTATAATTGAATGTTATCGTAAATTAGACCCAGCGACATACACAGATGTTTTCAATGACATATATTTAAAAAGATATACAACTGCACTTATTAAACGACAATGGGGTGCGAACCTTTCAAAGTTTGAAGGAGTACAAATGTTAGGTGGTGTCACACTAAATGGTGCAAAAATATTTGAAGAAGCACAACAAGATATTGAAAAGTTAGAGGAACAAATACAACTCGCATACGAACTACCACCCAACTATATGATAGGATAATTTGATGCCCACAAACGTATATTTTGACACTGGAACTAAACCAGAACAAACTCTCTATGAAGATTTAATGATAGAGCAGTTGAAGATATATGGTCAAGATGTATTTTATATTCCCAGAACATTAGTTAAAGAAGATAGTCTATTTGGAGAGGACACACTCTCTAAATTTGGTGACGCATATCTAATCGAAATGTATTTTGAAAATGTAGAAGGGTATGAAGGTGAAAAAGAAATCATGTCTAAGTTTGGTTTACAGATGAACGAGGATGTTACCTTTGTAGTTGCAAGAAGAAGATTTGAACAATTAGTATCTCATGATTCTAATTTAATTGTTAAGACAAGACCAAATGAAGGTGACTTGGTTTACTTTCCAAAAGTAAAAAAGATATTTGAGATTACTTTTGTAGACCATGATGACCCATTCTATCAAGTACACAACCTACCAGCATTTAAACTCAAGTGCAAAACCTTTGAATACTCAAGTGAAGACCTTGATACTGGTATCTCAGAGATTGATGCAATTGAAACAGACAACTCGCTTGATATGTTATCATTTCAATTTACAATGGAACAAGCAACCTCTACAACATATAACGAGGGTTTACAACTTGAAGATGGTGGTAATATAGACTTAGAAACTGCGGCTGGTTCTGGACTTCTTATTGGTGAGAACGAAACTGGTGGTGACAATGTAGTCCTAGAAACTGGTGACTATATAATACAAGAGGCATTTGTTGTCGATACAATTGACGAAAATGCAATGAACGACTTCTTTGAAACACAAGATGATAATATCATTGATTTTACGGAGTCAAATCCGTTTGGTGATATAGGACAATAATAGGATAATATAATATGTTAGGACAACAATTTTACCATGAAACTATGCGAAAGGTGGTTGTCGCCTTTGGTACTATTTTCAATAATATTAATATCGTGAGAAAAAATAGTTCTGGTGGGGTAATACAAAGTATGAAAGTTCCTCTTGCATACGGCCCTAAACAAAAGTTTTTAACCAGACTACGAGAAGACCCAAATCTAAACAAAAAGGTTGCGTTGACTTTACCTAGAGTTGGTTTTGAGATTTCTGGTATTTCATATGACTCTTCACGAAAACTAAACTCAATACAAAAAATTAAAAAAACAAATAATTCAGAAGAGGGTAAAACTATTTCATCACAGTTTATGCCTGTACCATACAACTTAGATTTTGAACTAGTGGTGATGGCAAAAAGTTCTGATGATGCATTGCAAATTGTAGAACAAATTCTTCCATTCTTCCAACCAGATTATACAATTACACTAAATGACAATACTGCAATGGGAACAACAAGAGATGTTCCAATTGTACTAAATAATGTTGCATATGAAGATTCGTATGATGGTGACTTTAACGAAAGAAGAGTAATAACATATACTCTCACATTTACTGCAAAGTTTTATCTATACGGCCCAGTTGTTGACCAGAAAGTTATCAAACAAGTGCAAGTTGACCAATACACAGATATGCCTGTCAACGCACCTAAAAGGGAACAGAGGTACACAGTTACACCCAATCCCATCACAGCAGATGCAGATGATAACTTCGGATTTAATGAAACATCTTCCTTCTTTGAAGATGCAAAGAATTTTGATGAAACATCTGGTACGGATACTGAAGACGCATAAATAACATAAAGGAATAAGACATGGCAATCAGAAAAGTAATTTCTCGTTCTATTGAAGACGCTACAATCGCAGCTGCTGATATTGCAAATACCACAATTACTGCTGGTAAGTTAGTGCAAGGTGCTGGTGGTGTTGGATTTTTCCAAGGAGAAAATGGTGCAAGAGGTGACAGTTCTTCTGGGAAGGGTGATATTTTCAGAGTTCATGAAACAACACTCAATACTAGTGTGACTATTGCATCTGGTGATAATGCACTTGCAGCTGGGCCTTTGACTGTATCCACATCTGGAACTGTAAACCTTACAGTCAACGGAAATCTTACGATTGTATAGGGGATAAGAGATGGGTTCAACATTAACAGTAGATAATATCGTAGGTGCAACCACAGCCGCAAATGTAAAGTTGCCTGCTGGTTGCATATTGCAAACTGTCTCAGAAACAATTAACACACAGTCAAATATTTCAATAACTGGAGGTACATATGCTGACACAGGAATTACAGCAACTATAACTCCAAAGTTTAGCACAAGTAAAATATTGGTAAGTTTTGTCATTGGTGGAACTGGTGCAAATTCAACTGGAGATACTATTTTTAGACTAGTACGAGGAAGTACCAATATCGCTCAAGGTGCATCTGGAACTTATGTTGGAACAATAGCGACTAGAAACTTAAACGCTGAATTAACTTGCACTCCTTGTTTTACACACTTAGATAATCCTTCAACTACTTCTGCAACCACTTATAAGGTTCAAGGTACAATTCCAAGCAATTCAACTTTAGCAATCAATAGAAGACAAGCAGACAATGCTTTTGGAACAGCATCAAATATAACCCTCATGGAGATTGCACAATGAGTACTTTATTTGTAAATAATCTACAAGGTGCATCTAACACCACCACTACTTTTAAAACAAATGGTGGTACTGATGCAATGACTATTAATACTTCTGGAATAATCACATCTCCACTAAAACCAGCATTTTTTGCATATAATGACGAGAATAATTGGCGTGAACAAACACACAATGACTATACAATTCCTATGGTATTGC